TAGAGATAGTGTCACTTGCTGAAGATAGATCAATCGTGGCAAGCGATCCGTCAACACTGCCCACTAGGGCTAGGCGTTGATTTCTCGTTTGATCATTCAAGTCTACCTCGACTCTCCGTAGCCGACGGCGTATCATAGAACCGATCCCTTTCTGAAAGAAGATATTCATACAGGGCTCGATCGCTATTACACGGTCAGTTTTTGCGTTCTTCGGCACAGTGACCACCTTGTTCCCCGAAACTACGTTACATTGCAGTTCAGGGGCCCCAATGTGGTTACCCCAGGCGGAATACATCCTGAAGGCAGCTTCACTGAGTGGCAAGGTGTCATTCGTACAGTCGGGTATACCCGACAGTTTATAATACCGATCGGAACGTTTCCGTCTCAATCTGGTAGTACTCCCCGGACCAAAGTCAAATCCCAACTCAGCCTCATTCCAATTAAACGGACCGAGTAACCTCTCAATTTTTCGGCGCGCAGTCTCAATGACTGCAGCCGCACCAGGACTCCAAGAGCCCTCGTGTGAGAGTCGCAAGTTGGTTTCTAAACATTGGTCTTCACTCGCGGAAAATTTCTCCAGAGCTACTTTCTGCCGATCTATCTGCAAGTCCCAGTGTGGGTACTTGGAAAACATCTCGGCAAGTAGGTAATCCTGGCGAAACGCCCAAGGATCCGTATAATTCTGCGGATCCAATGTAACAGAGACCAAGTCCAGGTGCCTCTTCTGTTGAAGAGACTCCCGTAATGTCTCCGCGAGGGCGGATCTGGTAGATGATAAAACCAGACTCGCTAGAGGAAAGACGATGTCCTTCCTTTGTACGTACAAGTCCCGAAAGGGGCTGTTGCTCATGGTTAGAACCTCTGAGTTGGCTGCTTGTGACATAAAGTTCATCCCCGACGTGGCTTTTAGCGCACGCGGTTGCAAGCGCTACGGTTAGTAGCGGAATGAGATACTTTACCATAATTAGTAACTATGGTTCAGGTTCTCAATCATGTCGACAAACTGGGCATCGCCCAGGATACCGACAATCAACTTGCGGAAGTCCTTCCTGTCTTGCAGCGTACCGAGGTCCGGCAGGATCAACTCAATCTTGCAGCGATGGACATAGTCCAGCAC